GCATAGACAGGGATGATTATGTGTATATCTCTTCTGAAGGGGTAGCTGACATCAATGGAGTGGAGAAGAGGTATTTTGTAACCATAGAACTTATTGATGCAAAACCTAATGAAGCTTAGTAAAATTTTTCTCCATATTTTGGTAATATGGATGTGTTACTGTGGTGAGGGACTTCGGAGATATTTCTGTCTGAGGGTGTAAGGAAATCTTACATAGCCGTTAGTGTTCGCATAATATCCACAGCAAAGCCTTGCATTTTAGTAAGTTGCACAAACATATTCACCACATGTGTCTGACAAATCCATGTATGGTTTTCTTACATACCAATCTGTATAAAAAAAATTTTTTATTTTACAAAATAATTCCTATGTGTATTATCCGTATCTTAAAAGGATGAGGTATGCAAATGGATTTCTTTGATCTGCAAAGATTAAAACTGATAAATAGTCAGTTTGATGATCATGAGGCTAGGATACGGAGAATAGAGAAGCAGATCCATGTCTACGGAATTTTGGACAAGCCAGAAATGGAAGCTCCATCCACAGAGATGCAAGTGCCAGAGGGTTGGATGTACATGACTGAATTCACCACGAAATTCGGATTCCTTAGCAATACAAGCCTATCCCATATGTTGGCTGACAATACGGACTTCTTTGGAGACCACATGATGAAGGTAGGGAGATTGTTATTTATTGATCCAGTGACCATATGCGAATATTTTGAGAGAGACCTATGCATGTCCGCACAACTCAACAGGCAATACAGATCCTGGAAGATGTTGAGTGGAGAGCTAGCGGAGTTGTCAAAGCAAGCAATAGAAATAATCAAAGCAGGAGAGCAGGATGAAAGCAATTAAGCATACTATCTATAAGGTTGAAAGGGAAGATTCGCTAGAGGACCATGAGTATCTAGATAAGATGTTCCATGTCTTTGAATGGGCGAACAAAATGGGGAGAGAGGGGAGAGTCCTAACAGGAATAGCCTTTGAACCCACAGCAATCACATGCCTGGAATACGTCACCGATGACCAGTACTCCGAGATGCTAATGAGTGGAAAGATCGTAGAAACACCAGGAGAGCAAGATGGACGAGTGGGAGATAATGGAGAAGAACAGGATAGAGCTAGCGGAACTGATAACGAAGTATGTGCACCTGGACTATCCAAAGGGCAAGATTCAGGAGATGAGGGAGCTGCAACACCAACTGAACAAACAGATGTCCAAATACATGATGTTGAGGGGTAGCATGGATAGGGACTCGAGACCTCAAACAGTTTATACTCCTTCTTATGATCCCATCATCCTCAATAATGACTGGGTAATAAATCTCAAGAAGCCAGAGGAGCCACTTGAAGGCGTATTTGGTAGTAGCGATTTTATTAAAATACAAAGATCAAAATATGATGAGTATGCAGAAGACACCGATGCGGATGATGAGTGCGAATGGTGTGGATGTGATTGTGATTGCGATGAAGCTCCTTCAGGTATCACCACAACATCTGTAATAGAGCCTGCAATGTTTGACAATTCTCCCACGGAGCTTCGTCCAGATGATATTGATAGGGCTTGGGATTTGATGATGAATGATAACACAGAATACGAGAGGAGAACTAAGCTTCTCAGTGATGCCCTACTAGCAAGTCAGTATCAATACAATCGAGAATTTCCACAGAAAGATTCTCCGATTGCAAGATTCAGAAGATATCAGCCACTTTTAGTCCCTCCAAAAGACGGAGATATCTGGACGGATGCGAATGGGCATTATTGGTTATATCAAAATAACCGCTATGCTATGATTGGAAACTCAGATCCAGCATCAATCAAAGTAAAAGAACAAGTGCAAATGAAGGAAGACCCAATGTTCAATAAATTTAAGAAATATTTCACCAAACAAGGAGAACCCATGTTAAATCAAGAAGAAACTGATCGCAAAGATGCCTATGTGTTATTTTATGAAGAAGGACTAGGACAAGGTAAAATGAAGATGCCACTGAAGTCTGACATCGTATCCGATAAAATACGTTATGGATCTGGATTCAAAGATGACTACTTATTCGACTACGAAGATGTCCAAGTATATATCCGTAAACATTTGGCAGACAAAAAATCCAATATCCTAGTAGCCAAGGTTACCAAACTCGTAGCTGTAAGCATTGCCCAGGTAGGCTGATGTTACTCTTCATGGGATGGTTTAGTCTCATTGTATCCCTCATGGGCTTCGGTATTAATATCAGCAGGATTGGAATATTGAAGCCCCGTGGGGTTTATGGAGCAAGTGAAGCTATCATTACTCTTATCATAATAGTGCTTTGGGCTAGTGCTCTGCTACTTCATTACTACTAGAAAGATGAGTTTGTTGTATGTATGCATTTGATTAGTTTCGAAAAAAGGGAATAACCGAATGGCACTCCCCCTTTCCTGTTGGGTAACCTAATATTACAAGGAGTGTTTATTTTGTGTATAGTATTTATTTTAATCTTTATGATTTCAATATTTTGTGCAATTGTAGGATCATTGATAGTCCAGGTATTGATCCATGGACTTGATGATACCATAAATTTTTTACGAGGAAAGAACGATGCCCCTTAAATCAGGAAAAAGCAAGAAAGTAGTAAGTGAGAACATCAAAAGAGAGATTAAGGCTGGAAAGGGACAGAAGCAAGCCGTTGCCATTGCCCTGAGTAAAGCAGGCAAATCCAAAAAGAAAAAGAAATAGGTAATTTCAATGAGTAAAGACGATAAAAGTTTTTTAAAGGGTATTTCAATAATGTTTTTTTTGGGATTATCAGCTCTTTCAATCATTATCGCATGTATGTTCGGACTTAGTTATACTTGGTCTAAATATCATATTTGGTCGGAGAGACAGATTGGCATGGCTGAACTTGCAAGAGCCGAGGGGAATAGAGCTATTGCGATCTGTGAGGCTAGGGCTGCACAGGACTCCGCTAAGTGTTACGCTGATGCAGAGGTTATCAGAGCAGTAGGGGTAGCTGAGGCCAACAAGATCATTGGAGACTCCCTGAAGGGAAATGAAGCCTATCTACGTTATCGCTGGATTGAAGGATTGCAGACTAATCAAATGCAAGTAGTCTACGTCCCGACAGAAGCTGGATTGCCAATTCTTGAAGCAGGGAAGCGGTAATGGATGAGAACACCAAAAGTGTATTGATGTTCCTCATCGTAATCTCTCCCATGCTAATAGTCTTGTGGAGGAATTAATCCTCTCGCTCTATTTTACGATTATCCACATCACCCATGCTGAAATATTTATTATTGGCATCGTATAGCCTAGAAGCTGTGCGATTGCCTAAATAATCACTAAGCTCGCTACGGTCATAATTAGACGTTATGAGCGTCTTTAATTTTTGAGAGTACCTTATGTCTAATAACTCTAAGATCATCTCTTGTTGCCAGTCTGTGTTCGTCCCAGACCCTAAATCGTCCAGAATGAGTATCTCTTTGTAGGCAACCTTATTCAAAGTCTCATATTGAGATCTTCCCTCCGCAATACCCGTCTGAATAAATTGCATTAACCGTCTATGGCTAGTATAAAAAATCTCGACATTCTTCTCAAAAAAATAATTCAATATTGATGCGGACAAAAATGTCTTCCCCGTACCTGGAACTCCGCTGATTGTCAAAAAGCAAGGCGCTCCCTTGATCCAGTTCTGTATAATTTGCTGATGTTCCTCGGTAGCCATCAACCTGGCTAATGACGCATTTTTATAAAGTTGCCCCATTGCGAAATGACCTGCTCCCGTGAGAATATTTCCCTTTTCATCTCTAGCAATCCTATTTCTACGTTCTTCATTGTCTCTAGCCTTTGAAGCATCCGAAGTTTCCTTCATACACTCTTTTGCGTAGCATGTAATCCAGTAGTGATCTCCATCAGGGCACAAAAGATACTCGCTTTGGGAGCATATCTCGCAAGACCTCTGGGGTAAAGATATTAACATACTCCCTAAAGTTCCCTCTATCGTCTCCTTCACTGGCATATTGAACGCCTGAATCGGATTTACTCCTCTCGAATTTAGGAGTGCTCTTACCACTATTTCCTTTTGCATATCCTTTCCCTTTGGTTGACTTAATTGCATTGAGTGCGCACACGTTAACATATTTTACAATATCTGTCACCTCCCTAATTTGCTCCTTGAGGGATTGCCAGACCTTCTCAAAGACCGTAACGTATTTTTGATCAACCTTACTTCTCAGCTCCTCTTTCGAGATCGTCTTCACTTCTTGGCTCTTCTTTTCGATATAGGTCAGATTTTCATCTTCAAGGTCGTCAGACTCATAATCATTATCATTTTCTTTTATCATTTCTTTGATGGGGGTAGTGAGTACCCTACCTTTCGGAACTGAGTACCCTACCCCTGGGGTCTTGAGTACCCTACCATTTTCTTTTTTAAAATTGGCTATTTTTATCTCGTAAATGTTGCTATTTTGGCGATCTCCATGCTGAACTTTTATCCATCCTAATTTTTCAAGCTTCTTCACAATCGTGCGACACCATTTAATCGAAACTCCGCACTTTTCTTCAAAGTAAGTAAATGAGATTTCAGCCTCTCTTCGATGATATCCAGTCGTCTCTCTAAAAATGAGGGTTACAATCTTAAATTCCGCATGGGTGAGCTTTCGCATCCATTCATCAATGATGTAATTTGGGATTTGTGTGTAATTTGGGGCATCAAATTCATGATCTTGTGACATATTTCTACCTTTTTTTGTTGTGGAGGGGAGAAACACTTGACCCAGAATCTGAAGTAATGCTAAGATGGGGCTTCGAAGTTACCCTACTGCATTGGGGATTCTGGGGGAGTTAGTAGCTCCCCTTCCTTTTTACATATAAATTTAATCTATACCACATCAACCTTTCTTGAAAAGGTCGAATTTCAAAACTTCTCCCCGCAATTTTTTTTTAAAAATTTGTCTTGACGGTTCTCGTCCATATAGTTTATCAATTCAATTTTAGAGTATAAATACCTGGAGTTTTGCTTAGTGATTTACGCACAATGCAATAGATGTTTGAACGACAAGTATCATCTTGATGCCAATACAGACGACGCATTCTGCACGCTATGCGAAAAGAAATTTCCATCTAATAAAAGGCATCCCAAGCTAGTATCCAAGGACGAAAAGCCTGTTCATGAGGCTAAATCCAAGTTTAATAGTATGCCACTTAACTGCTCATAGGAGAATTATGGACCTTGATTTTTGGTTTGGAGTTTTTGTGGGAGTGGTTTTTACCATATTGGGCATCGTAATTTGTGCCTGTTGCCATGAAGCTGGAGTTAAACAACAAAAAACTGAGGAAATGATCTATGACATTCACCGACAGACATTATGTCCCCACGGACATCACTGCTACCAATCCCCCCGTTGTGACTATTGCGGATCACGGACTTGTCGCAGGGCAACGGCTAAGGGCGACAAATTTTGTGGAGGACCCTCTTGCAGTCGCTACAGGTATGGAACAACTGAATAATCGAGACTTCGAAGTCCAGCATCCTACAACTAACACTTTTGAGCTTTACGATCTCGATGGTCAACCTGTTGATGCCTCTGGATATACTGCTTATATCAGCAATACACTTAACCAGTTTACCCTCACTGGTCCATTGCTCGGATATGAAAATGAAGCTTAATTTAAAGGAAAATATATGAGTAATCAGTATAGTTACAAATCAAATTCTTTTAACGCACTTGGCAGGATATTAGCATTCATACTTTCTTGGACAGTCAATCATTCGTTTGGGTGGGGGATACTTCACTATTTTTTTGGGTGGTGGTATGCGATCTATTGGATGATCTGTAATAGCCCTATCGAAGAATGGGTAAATACTTATTTGATGTTATGAAGTGGATCTCTTATGAAGAAAGAAAGCCTAATTGGGATGAATGCTTCTTTGGTAAAATTGGAAGCGAACTTCTTATCTGCACACCACTAGGAGAAGAGCTTCATATTACCGATTCAGAGCAATGGCAATGGATATTTGATAAAGAAGAAGAGATTGAATTGCGAGGAAACAAAGGACTTTTTTGGTTAGATATGGAGAACGATGAGGGATAGGGAATGAAGTGGTATAATCTAAAAGAAGACGGACCTCCAGAAAATAATGCCTGTGTAATTGTGTCTTTTAGGGGAAGAGTTCATCTTGAACTTGCTGTTTATCAAAAGGTAGATAATGAGTTCTGTTTAGATTCCCCTAGTAGTCCGCATGCAATGTTCCCATTAGACATCAAATATTACGCTTATGTAAACCATCCAGAATGGCCTCAACATGACTAGCCCATCAAAGGAAAAAGAAATCCTAGCAATGAACCGACTCGCAAGTAAGGAATGGAGACTTGCGAACTTGTATAAAATTAAAGACAAGTACGGAGCTGTCGTTGATTTCGACCCCAACTGGGCTCAGTTGCAACTCCTCAAGCCACATTACTTAAATATTATTTTAAAGGCTCGCCAGCTCGGGGTAACCACTTTCTTTAGTGTCTTATTCTTAGATACTTGCCTCTTCAATGACAATATCAATGCAGCGATTATAGGAGATAACAAGGACGTTTCGAGAGAGATTTTCGTGGACAAGGTTAAGTTCGCATACGATCACATGCCCGAGTGGGTGAAGGAGATTACCAAGGCTTACAGAGATAACGTCAATGAGCTTCGATTCTCTAATGGATCTGTCTTTAGGGTGGGAACTTCCCTTCGAGGAGGAACTGTTCAGCTTCTCCATATCACCGAGTTTGCGAAGGTCTGTACGGAGAATCCCAAGAAAGCTCAAGAGATCATTTCAGGAGCACTCAATACTCTCCAGGCTGGGCAATTTGCAACTATTGAATCAACAGCGAGGGGAAAGGACGGAGCATTTTATGAGATGTGCCAAAATTCCATTGAACATCAAAAGAGTGGAAAAGAGCTTACCCCTTTAGATTGGAAGTTCTGGTTCTTCCCCTGGTGGAAAGAGGACAGTTACACGCTAAAAGATGAGAACATCACAATACCAAAAGATTTTAGAGAATACTTCGAACATCTCAATAAAGATCACGGTATCACGTTGGCAGACGAACAAAAATCATGGTATGTAAAAAAGGCAGAGGTTCAGATGGATGACATGAAGAGAGAATATCCCTCAACCCCTGATGAAGCATTCGAATCCGCTAATGAGGGCTTCTACTTCTCTAAGTTCGTATCCAAGGCTAGACATGAGAAGCGAGTCTGTCACATCCCAGTAGACACACATGTAAATCAGTTCGCAGCTTGGGATATAGGCTGGTCGGATAGCACTTCCATCTGGATATTCCAAGTTGTCGGTAAAGAGATCCACTTCCTCGATTACTACGAGAATAGCGGTGAAGCTCTCGATCACTATGTCAACTGGATCAATAAGAAGAAGTATAACATAATGAAGCATTATCTTCCACATGATTCCGCAGGGAAATCAGCAGCAACAGGAAAGGCATATGTTGACTACGCACGAGAGATGGGATTGAAATGTGAAGTTCTCAAGATCGAGCATAACAAATTAGTCGATATTGAGATGGTGAGACATATTTTCCCTAGGGTCTGGTTTGATTCGGAGAAGACGGAGAAGGGAGTCAAGTGTCTAGAGAACTATCGCAAGGAATGGAATGATAAGCTTGAATGCTATCGGGAACGTCCACTTCACAACTGGGCAAGCCACGGAACAGATGCCTTTATTTATGCTGTCAACGCTGTCAATAAGATGACTGGAAATGGCGCTCTTACTGCTGAACAGTGGAAAGAAATAAGGAGTAAATATATATGAATGATGAAGATTTTAAAGAGCAACTCTCCTGGAACTTACACAGCCTAGCTAACTCTGTAAAAGACTGGGACGAAAAAACACTTAAAGAAGTTAAAGCAGGAATGTCTTTTCATAAGCAATGCCTATTGAATGACTGGAGTCATTATCCGATAGGTAGTCTACCAGATCCTAACCCAGACTATCAAATGATTCGCATGGAATTAAAGATACGATAAGGAGTAAATATATCTGATGTCTAATTCTTAGTCATTTACGATTGAACCCTTATTAAAGAATTTATTTTACAAAAAACATCACCCCTCTTATTTAGTAAAGAAAATACTTTATATAGGGTTGCATGTCATATATTCCAGGTGGTGCTGATAAAGTCTCGGAATTTAATCAATTCTTCAATGATGCGTATCGAACGTGGGGCGTTTACTATTCCCAGGCTTACAAAGATTTAAGAGCCTACGCTGGGGATAACTGGACACAACAAGAGAAGTCGCTGTTGCAAAGACAGGGACGAATGATCCTTGAGCTGAATAAGATCCGCAGAATCGTCAATCTCTATTCGGGATACGAAAGAGAGAATCGCACATCAACTGTAGTCTTCCCTCAAGAGAATAGTGATCAGGAAACTGCCGATCAGCTCTCAGAAGTAATGACGAATGTCTATGCTAAAACCCAATCAGAATACATCTTTTCCGAAGCGTTTGAACATTCGTTGAAGTCGGGTCTGTCGATCATCGGCGTTTACATGGACTATACGAATGATAAGGTCAATGGAGACATCAAATTCTACTGGAAGCCTTTCAACTCACTTATCCTTGATCCATACTTCACCAAGAGAGATCTCAGCGACTGTGATCAAGCAGCAACAAGGGATCTACTCGGACGAGAGAATGTAAAAGCTCTCTTACCTTGGGTAGACCCATCAGTAATCGACAATCTCCCCACGGGAATCAGGGACAACAAATACCAATACCTCGGCATCTATCGTCAATACAACTCAAACTACATTGCTAAGAATTTGCTTACCTATGACCAGCACTGGAAGCGGATCGCTAAGAAAGAGAAATACTTAATCGACCTAGAGACTGGCGAATCTCAATTGATTGGTGATGATAAGGAGCAATTAGCAATTATTGAGCAGATGATTGAAAAAGATCCGAAATTCGAAATCATCAATGCTTATAAGCAAACTATCGAGTTGAACATCATCGTCGGTGGAGTTCTTGTCTATGAAGGTCCAGATCCAACAGGTCTCGATACATTTCCTTTTGTCCCAGTTATAGCATATCACGAACCACTAATTGACACTTACGAACTAAAGATCCAAGGACTAGTCCGCTCCGTAAGAGATGCTCAGAGACAGTACAATAGACGTCACTCTCAGATCATCGACATCATGGAGTCGATAATCAATACAGGCTGGATTCACAAGAACGGAGCTGTCGTTGACCCTGATATGCTATTTCAGGCAGGTCAAGGTCGTAACGTCGTCGTTAATCAAGATTTCGATGTGAATGCCGACCTAAAACAAATGAATCCTCCGCAGATTCCACAAGGTTACCTAGCTTACCAGGGCATAATGGACCAAAACATCATGGAGATCCCAGGAGGTTCGGAAGAGCTTCTTGGGCTATCTTCAACTGGTGACCAACAGGTATCTGGAAGACTTGCAGAGGTGAGATCGTCAAATGGACTAAAGGGTAACCGAGGTCTATTTGATAACTATGAATATGCACAGAAGATTTTGGGAGATATTGTCCTGAGCTGTATTCAAAAGAATTTCTCCCCAGGAAAAGTGGAAAGAATTATACGCAAACAGCCTACAGAGCAATTCTTCGAGAAATCATTCCAGCAATATGATTGTGTAATCAAATCAACTATCAAGACTCAGACTCAGAGAGAGGCATATTATAATCAATTGCTACAGCTTCTATCTCTTGGACCTCCTCCTCAATATCAAGCAATTATTTTTGAAGAAGCGATCAATAATGTGCCGCTACAAGGTAAATCTACTCTCGATAAGAAGATTCAGGAAATGAATCAACAGCAACAGCAAGCAGCTCAGATCGAAATGGAAGACAAGCACAGAATCAACAGAATGGAAGAGAGCAAGATCGAATCTAATTTGGCACTCGCAGAAGAACGTCGTGCACGAGTACTTGCAGATATCGGATTGCATAGAGAACGTCTATCTGAATCCGAACAGAACTATGCGAAAGCATTACTCGACAATGTCAAGACAATCAGTGAGATACAAGATAAGCAGACAGGTAGAGAGATAGAAGTAGTTAGATTGGCTATGGAAATGACTCATCCTGAACATGTTAGGGCTGAAGCTAAACTCCAGTCCGACAAGATTTTTTCTGAGGAATTGCGGACTGAAACCGCAGAACCAGATCAGGAAATTAAACAAGAACAAGCGCAGCTTCCTCAAGGTGAGATGGCTGCTCCTACATTAATGGGAGGATAATATGGCTGATATGATGCCTTATATGAAGGGTAGTGGAAAAGGGTATAAGCCCCCAAGCGGTTCCGCAGGCGGAGAAGCAAAAGGCGAATACAGTTCTAAAAAAGCCCCTGCACGTCCTGTTCCAAAGAAAGGTTCTGAAATTGGCTCTGACTCTGCATTTGGAATGAATGCTGATAGAGCAAAAGTAAAGAGTCTACAGATGGAACAGGCTAAAGCCGAATCTCTAAGGGGATACGGATGCTGATTTTGCCTGAGAATGTCCAACGTGAACAACATCAATTAGCCAAAGAAGGGTTAATGAAGGAGTTCAACAGACAACTCGAAAAGCTAATCAATGAGAATCAAAAACACGATAAGTTTTGGGTTCTTGGAAAAGTAAAATTCCCAGAAGAATTTGCTGGAAAAGTTGGAAGAGTGTTCCTCGAGGGATGCTTGGAAAAACCGCCTCTTGTGAAGGATGCATTTCTATATGAAGTGGACAATCGCAAGGGATGCAAGACACTCCTTTGGGTAATGAACCCGAATGGAGAACTGAGGATGCCGACACTAGGTAAAACAGTGAAGGTTTAAATGGGCGTAACATTTCGGTCGCCACGGAAAAATTTATGAGTCGCCGTCATACGGGCGTTTACGGGAGTAAATATGAATGAAGAAAAAAAAGAAGCAGAACCTGTCTCCGAGGAATCTGCTCAATCTTTGGAAGAAGGTCAAACAGAAAGTAAGGAGCCTACTAGGCAAGTTCCTCTCGAAGCTCTTGAAGCCGAGAGAAGGAAGCGTCAAGATGCGGAAGCGCAAGCCAGAGTCTACCAGGATCTCGTCAAGAGAGCGGAAGAGGCTAAAAGTCAAAAAATGGAAGAAGAATCATCTGAAGACGACGAAGAGTACGTCAACAGGGGAGAACTAAAAAAATTCCATCAAAAACTGACTAAGGAAGAGCTTTCAGCATTGAAGCGTGAAATTGCTGAGGAGACTTACAAGGACACTAAACCAGAGGCAATTAAAGCGATCAATTCGCATTTGAAAGAAATTTTAGAACGAAAACCTTGGTTAGCTGAAACCATAGCGTCAGCTCCTAATCGTTATGCTAGGGCATATGAAATCGTAAATGATTATATGCCTCAAGTGGCTGAGAAAAAATCTCAGTCCACTGAAGCGAAGAAAATGGTCGAAAATGCTCAAAAACCTGGTTCCCCGATTGGCGTTGGAAAGTCCCAGAAACTGAGCGGAAGCGACTATCTTAAGAGTATAGCAGGAACGAAGGAATTTAGCGACTATAGAAAACAGCTTCTGGGGCGATAAACCTAGGAGAAAAAAATGGCTGCTGGAGTTACAACCACTGCCCAAGTAGATCCTGAAGTTGGAATTTATTTCGACAACATCCTACTTGACAGACATCAACCTTACTATGTTCATGGCTACTTTGCTCAAGAGCGAAGAATCCCACAGAAGAATAGTAAGACCGCTATCTTTCGTCGTTTCGATAATTTAGCAGACGCACTTACACCCTTGTCAGAAGGAATTTCACCCGCAAGTGAGCAGGTGTCCAAATTCGACATTTCCGCAATTGTATCACAATACGGAAAAGTTGTGCAACTCTCTGATGATGTGATAGTTACAGTTCAGGACGAGACCTCGAATGAGGCTGCTGACATGTTGGCACAAAATATGTGGAGCACATACGACAAGATCATCAGAAACATGCTTGTGGCTAGTGCCTCGCAGATTGATTGCCTCAATGGTGTCAATGGTAATGCGATCACGGAAATCACAAATACCGATCTTGAATTGGCTGTTGATTACCTTGAGGGCAACAATGCTCGCAAAATGTCGCCCAATGTCGAGGGGACAAACGCTTTTGGCACAGCGCCTGTGTGGTCAGCGTTTTGGATGATAACACATACAGACCTAAGATCTGACATCAAGCGTTTAGCAAACTTCTTGCCTACTGCTGACTACCCTAGACAGCAATCAGTGCTTGAATCTGAGCTAGGTTCACTTGACGAAGTTCGAGTTGTGAAGACATCAGAAGCCTACAAAGACACCTCTGTAAGCCCTGCTGTTTACTACATGCCTATACTTGGAGCTAATGCTTACGGTCGCATTTCTATCGACGATCAGTCAATGGAAATGATCATAAAGCCTTTAGGTGCAGGTGAGGATGCACTTAATCAGCGTTCAAGTTTAGGATGGAAGGGCCGTTTGGGCTGCTGCCTCCTCGATGATGCTTGGGCTGTAATTTTACGAGCAACAAAATCATAGGAGGACTAGATGGCTGCTGAAAACGGAACATCTTCAAACGTCTTGGCTGGCGTAAGAGAATTAAGCATGGTTACAAACACCTACGCAGGTTATTTCACCTCTGGCGGTGCTGCTTATGATCTTTTACTACCATGGCAAGCTGATAAAATTGAGATTTTCAACTACACCAAATATGCGACAAACTCACAGAATTTGTCCGCTGTTTGGTTTAGAGATATGCCTAGTGCTGATTCTTTAATCGTCGCACGAGGCACTACAACCCTAACATCAACATTAGAGGCTACAAACGGAGTTACAGTTCTAAACACCGCCAGTGCCTTTGCTGATGAACATGTCACTATCACAGGTATCACTACAGCTACTCCTGGAGTAGTTACTGCTGCTGCTCATGGCTTGGTCGCTGATGACCGAGTTATGATCACTAAGTTGACGGGTAATATCGGTGATGAACTCAATAACATGGAGTTTGTAGTACAGAATGTCACTACGAACACATTTGAACTTTACGATCACTTCGGAAATGCAGTGACTGTGGCTTCTACTTACTCAGGAAGTGGTGGACAGATCAACAAAATGAAACAGCTTGACGGAGTAGTCAACTCCCAGCCTGTTTACAAGTTGACTCTTGGCACTGCCGTTGTCGGTAACGATAGCGACGTAATGTACTTCTGTGCGTACAAGTTCAATTCGTATTTTAACCTCGGTGATATCGGGGCATAACAAACGAGGGGGGAGTTACAGCTCCCCCCATTTACAGGAGGCTTAAATGAAAAAACAAGAATCTACTCCAGAGATCACTGATATTGATCCAGAGACATTCGAGTTTACCACTATAAAAGACTTTGAGATTTTTAACAAGTGGGCTCGTAAAAATGGTCATGCTATCAGAGTTCCAACTGAAGACTTCTACAAGAAAGTAAAGGTCAAGTTTCAGAGATTCGATCAGCCTGATAACGTCTTAAAAGCTCGTGTAAGGAATAAAGACATCGACTGGTCAGGTCAATTAATTCCAGGAAAAATTTACGAGCTCCCCACTCCCGTAGTCAAATTCTTGAATGGCATTGTTGAACCAATTTACGGTGAAGTTAAAGTGTCCGATGGATCTGATACCAAGGTTGAAACTCAGCAGATTGGTGAGAAGGCTCGCTTCTCCTGTCAAGTAATGGACTTCGGAGAATAGCATGGCGATTGATGGATCACAGATAGTTACGATCATGAGGAAAGTTACGGGTCGAATTGATGCGAATGATCCTCAGTTCACAGATGAGATCATGCTTGATTATGCGAGTAAGTTTATCAATCTTGTGATGCCTCAAGAAGTGAGATTGTATCAGTATAAATCTTGGTATACATTCACCCTAACTACTACTACTGTTGATCCATTACCCATTAATCTCTCCAATATAAATGTTTCCACTCTCGGACCTCCTGCTTATGCAGGGGGTTACGAATTGGAATGGTTTCAAGATCCAGGTCGCTTCTATGCAAAATGGCCTGAGACTCAAACCTATACAGCACAAAGGCCAACAGACGTCCTTTATTATGATAAGAAACTTGTATTCAGAGGCCCTCCAGATCAGGATTATGTAATCAAAATTCAATCATATCGTACAGAAATAGAATTGACTGGAACGGCTAATAATATCGAATTTGACTACATGTTTCGCTACATCGCATATGGAGCTTCTCTAGACATCTTCTCGGACTATGGTGAGATGGATGAATGGAACAAATATTACCCAGTCTTCATGCGTTATCGAGGACTAGTTTACGCAAGAACAAATCAACAATTAATGTCTCAAAGGACATACCCAACTTTTTGAGGTAGAACATGACATGGAATGCAAACAAACCTGCTGATAACGATTCACCTGGAGTAGCACCTGTAGAGATCCGAACAAACTGGGCACGATTACAGGCAATGATTACTGCTGATCATCTGTTCAATGCTACTTCCCCAACTCCTAATAATGATGGATACCACAAAGTCGTGCATTGGGTGACTCAAGGTACAGCACCTAGCTCAATTGATGGAACTGGATTAACATATACTAAGGAAGATACTGTAACAAGAGATGAAGTAGATCAGACGGCTCCCCATTTATTTCATCGAACTTATGACGGCACAACAGAAATTACCAGTCCAATGACTCAAGCACCTATACGAGCATTCGTCAACTTCGATGGCACAACTACAGGATCTGGAGCTACTCAAATGATTCGAAGTTCTTACAATGTTATTTCAGTCACTCGAATAGGGACCAATTCTGGATGGTACGAGATAACATTCACTAATGTTATGCCGACAAATACATATGCTGTCATAGGAACAGCCCAAAGAAGTGGAGTCACTGGGACTGGAAAATCTTGCTATGTAGCGATTAGGGATGTTGCTTATACAACAGCAGTAACGACTTCCACAGTACAGATAGTTTGTAGTTCTGATGGAACAAATCCTCATGATGCGAACATGTGTAATGTAATCATCGTAGGCGGTTAATGGGATATCAACCTCAACAGTTCAAAGATTTCAAGACGGGGATTCAGGAAGATAAGCAGTCCTGGCTCATACCTGATGATGCTCAGCAAGAACTCAATGATGGTTATATTCATCATGGACAGATTCTGAAGCGTGACGGATACCGTTTTCTTGCAACTGGTGAGCAAAATAATGCTCCGTATTGTGAAAGTCGTATTGTGAAAGCAGAGACTGCAACAATGGATGGAAACCTAGATGGGATAAACCAAATTTTCACCGATACTCTAAATACCCCTGTCCGCAGAGGCACAGCAGTATTTTCCACAGGAACCCCAGCCCAGACAGTAACTGACGATGGCGAAGGGACTATGACTGGTGATGGGACAGGAACTATTGACTACTATACTGGCATTGTCTCGGTTACGTTCACAACAGCTCCCACAGTAACACAGCCCACAGTGGCCTATGATACTCATCCTGGGCTCCCTGTTACCATGATCGCAAATTATGTTAATAGCAATGATGTTAAAGAGTTGATAGTCGCAGATACTAAAAATATCAATAAGCTCGACCTTACGAATAACAGATTTACTGACATCACTGGAACTGCAATGACAGGAACGGCTAAGGATTTCTTCACTTGGGTTCAGTATCCGACAATTCTTGATGATCCAAGACTGATTTTTACAAACAATGTCGATCAAATCCAGAGTTATGATGGGACAAGCGTAGTGGACTGGTATCCTGTAATGAATGCAACTGCTGCAACTACAGAGAATGAAACAGGGACAGCCTCCGTTGGTCCTTATACCCACACGACCTCGAATCAGCCTGTACAGCCTACTACGCTGGTTATCGTGGCAGATCCTGGAGGTGCACCCCAGACGGTGACCGATGATGGAGCAGGAGGACTCACAGGTGATGGATCTGGAACAATCAACTATACGAGCGGAGCAATTTCGGTTACTTTCAATAATGTCGTACCTGCTGCTGCTAACAATATAGATTTTGACTATTCCTATGGAACCGATTATGTAGTTACAGCTCTAATAGCTAAAGATTTCAAGGATCGCATAGTCTTATTCAGAACTACTGAAACGGGGGGAGTAATCCATCCTCAAAGAATCAGAATCAGCGGAACAGGACAAAGCGGAGATGACTTCACAACAGCAGCTATAGGTGCAGGAGTAATTGACATCCC